ATATTCCTGCACAATCCTTACCCAGAAAGCATGCATGACATGCGCCCTCAAGAGCTTATGGATTGGGTTCATGACTACAGGCGTGATTTGAATGCAGACCCTGCCTCAACCTGGGTAATGATAAATAAGGTGGCTAAAGAAATGCTATCTTATTATAAAGTAGGAAGGATGGATAAATAAATGCTATATCCACATGATGATTGCGAAGATGAATCAGACTTTTGGTGGAGCGTAACAAAGCTATTTCTTTTTATTTTTTTAATAGCTGTTATCCTATTCATGCAATGATTATCTAGGATACAATTCTAGTAACTTAAAATGCAAAAGTCAAGGCGCTGACAAAAATAGCGTTAACTAGACCGAGGGTATTGACAATTCGATCCCTCGGTCTTTTATCGAGGAATGGACGAGCTAAGTAAATATCCAGAGGGGAGAGCGCAGGAGCTTGCACCCGACTGCATAGTCTTCGTAAAGAGCGGAGATTATTTTGTTGAAAAAACTGTTGATAAATTAGTAACAGGGGACTTGTACAAGTTGCAGGCATGCAGAAAGTTCAAGGACGTACGAGTAAAGGATGGCCTGGAGTTTTGTTTGATGAATGAAGTGTCGATCCTGAATGAAGATATGCCTAGCGGTAGAATGATTTCATTCGTCCAGAATGGAAAGGTGATAGCTTACTACTTGTTGGACGAAGACTTTGTTTTTACTGACTTCCGTAGTATGACGCAGTACGTGATGGACAAACTAACTGAGGACGATCTTTAGTGCGAGGCTCTTCCAATCAGACTTATTGGGACTGGATAGGCTCGGACTCATGGAAGCACGGACAGGAGGTTGAATCCAAGTTTGGGGACTTCCTAAAGAAGCACTGCAAGGACGTAAGACCAGCCACCCTGCAGGAGCAGTACAAGCATATGGACTGGATATGCAGTCTAGGCTCTATTGATGTTAAGGCCATGAAGGCTGTAGAGCGCTGCAGGGGAGTTCAATCAGAGTTTATATGGATTGAGTTCAAGAACAATTGCGGAGACGCAGGGTGGCTATACGGAGAGCAGGACTACCTTGCCTTTGAAGGTGCAGAAGATTATTTATTAGTACGCAGAGGGGACTTGCAAGAGCTTGCTGAAGACCTTTGCAACTTGGATGACACTGTAGAGTCAGCGAAGGAAGCGCTGTACAAGTCATACTCAAGAAAGAATCGCAGAGACGTTATTTCTATGATACGTAGGGATGACCTCTATAAAATAAAAAACAAAGTATTAAATAAATAATGGCTCACTTCTACAAATACAACGGAGGCTTTCCTGTCTTCCTGGAGGACGCAACTACACCAGCGCAGGCTAAGAAGGTGCATGGAGCATTCCCCTCCGTCACTACAGTTCTAGGTGTTATTAAAGATCCGTTCCTTGACTCAATATATAAACCCAGAAAGATTTGTGAAATCGCAAGAGAAAGACCAGATTTGTTCTGGAGAGATGTAGCTGATTTGACTTACGGAGTTCGGGATCACCCAATTACAGGGGATGAAATGCCTTCTTCTGAATTTGGTACAGCAGTTCACAAATGCATTGAAGAGCATGTAAACGCGGATCTTCTCAGCAAAGAATTATCAGGCAAGAGCGTATGGGATGACTGGGCAGAACCTTTCATCGAATGGTACAAGAAGGAAGGAGTAACTCCTGTAGCTGTAGAGCATATGATTGGTGAAAATACAATCAAGATTGTCGGGAGCGTAGACTTCATAGGTAAGGACAGGGCAGGAGAAGTATTTCTGGCTGACTACAAATGCCGAAGCAACTGCAAGGGTAAGGGTAAATTCTACGACAAGGACTGCCAGCAGCTTGCGATTGAAGCTTGGATGCTAATGCGCAGAACAAAGCTTGACTATATCCCAGGATGCATATCAGTATGCATTGACTGCGATACGACTGAGCATTACCACAAGGTGTGGAATCCAGAAGAAATACTGCACGGAATCGAAGTAGCTAAATTATGCGCAAAGTTATATTGGAAAACAAGAATGCAAACAAAGAAGAGCAAAAAGAAATGAATATATCAATAATTACATTAATGCTTGCTATGATTCATATTGAATCAGGAGGCAGGCCAGAGGCCGTAGGTGACGAAGGTAAAGCCCTTGGTTGCCTGCAGATGCACGCAGGTTATGTAGCTGACGCTGCAGAGTTTGCTGGAGAAGAATGGAAGCACCATGACGCTTTCGATCCGCAGAAGAGTATTGACATATTCGCTGCTTATATGGATCGCTACGCTACGGAAGAGCGTATAGGTCGTGCAGTTACTGCAGAGGACATAGCAAGGATTCACAATGGAGGCCCAGACGGATGGAACAAGGACAGCACATTGCTGTACTGGCATAAAGTTAAGGGCAGAATAATCGAACTACAAGGAGGGGCAGAGTAATGGTTACATCAGGGGACAGCACAAAAGTACCACAGTTCGGTTCCGTAAAGGAATACGAAGAAGCGTACCGACAAATAAAAATAGAACTTATTCTACTTAAACGTGAGAACGAAATACTCCGAGGAGAGATTCTACAGCTGCATCAAGCGATTGCAGCAATTAATGACGAACCAACTAATTCACTATGATTGCATATAGAGACGAAATACCAGATCACTGGATGGAAATGGCTGCTGATTCAGCAGTTATCTTTGATGGACTTGAATCAACGATCGTAGGGATCGACCATAACGGTTTATTCATCTACGACTACATGGACATGGTTCTCGCATTCCGCGACCAGGGCATGACTGAAGATGAAGCCATTGAATGGATTGACTTCAACGTAGTTGGGACAAACGCGGGCCAGGGCTTTGTAATAATGTATTACTAATGCAGGAATACTACATTACTTTCACGCACAATGGACTTCCGCCAGAGCATAATACAAGTTGCGCTATTAAATGGGCGCACGACCCGAAGTCGGCTGTACGATTGCTTCTTAGCAGGAATCCAGATAAGGATGGAACGGTTCACTATAAGCGTGGCGGTTCAGGTAAGATATTGTCAGTTGAAGAAGTCACAACTAAAAATACAAATACAAAAAAATGAAACTACCAGACAGCGGATCCAGGAGCGAATTCAAGACAGGCGCATGCAGAGATGCAATGCAAGGAAAGGGTATACCCAGCTTGCTTCCTATAGAAGCCCTCAGGGCAGCGTCCAAACGCTTCGAAGACGGAGCAGAGAAGTACGGACGCGACAACTGGAAGAAGGGTATCCCCTTGAGTCGATACATTGATTCTATGCAACGGCATTTATGGCAATTCATGGAGGGTTGCGAAGCGGAGGATCATGCAGGCGCAATCCTATGGAATGCTATGTGCATGATTCAGACAAAAAAATGGATTGACAACGGAAAGCTTCCAGAGGAACTTAATGACTTATAAGGAAGCATAGCTCAGTTGGATAGAGCATCGGATTTCTAATCCGAGGGTCGGGGGTTCGAGTCCCTCTGCTTCTACCAAATTTAAAATGAAATACATAACTAAAGATAAACTCAAGGACTGGCGCATGCAGAATATGCCGAAGGTGTGTCCCATAAATGAATCAGAACTTGACGACAGCGTAGTGGATCATTGCCACGACACGGGAGAAGTACGAGGTGTCCTGCATAGGCAGAGCAACGCCTTTCTTGGTAAGATAGAGAATGCATGGAAGCGATACGCAAAGCGTAGTAGTACGGTTTCTTTACCTGATGCCCTACGTAACATGGCTGACTACATTGAAAATGCTAGGACTGGTGTTCTGCACCCGACTGGTGCTACTCAATTAGCCAAAAGATTCTCCGCAAAAAAAATGCAGGATCAGGTAAACTTTTTACTTGACGTAGGTCTAGACCTCGACAGTATCACCAATATGAACAGCGAAGAAAGAACTAAGCTGTACAGAAAAAACCTAACCAAAAATAAATATGCCAGCTGCAAAAACAAAAGTTAAAAACATCAGGGAAAAACTATCAGGGATCCAAGCATCCTTGAAAGCCCCTAAGGGACAGACCAATAAGTTCGGAGGGTACAAGTACCGCTCCTGCGAAGACATCCTTACTGCACTCAAACCATTACTTGCTGAATGGGAATGCTCACTTATCATCCACGATGAAATGGTTGAGGTCGGCTCTCGTGTCTACGTCAAGGCTACCTGCGAGTTACTTGATTCAAGTGACTCAAATGCTGTTCTCAGTTCAACTGGCTTCGCTCGTGAAGCTGAAGTCAAGAAGGGGATGGACGATGCCCAGATTACTGGAAGCGCATCCAGCTATGCTCGCAAGTACGCATTGAATGGCTTATTTGCCATTGACGATGTAAAGGACGCTGACGCTACAAATGATCACGGAAAGTCAAAAAAAGAGTTGACAAATCCTGTAAGCACAGAAGACTTGTTCTAATTTAATGGGGGTCTCTGGCCAATCTTTGTCAGCGATGGTTTTTACTACAGGGGCCTCCATTTATTTTCTCATCAACAATAACCAAGTATAATATATAGATATATGTCTCAGAAATACGACAACACAGATAAGGGCGCTCTGTTCAAAAACGACCGCAAGGAAAATGATAAACACCCAGACATGAAGGGAACGCTCAACGTGGGCGGTAAAGACTTCTGGATTTCTGCGTGGTTTAACCAAAACGAAAAGGTTGGCAAATTCGTCAAGCTTGCCGTTACGGAGAAGGAAGAAAAGAAAGCTCAACCTGAAGCTACTCCAGCTGCAGCGATTGACACCGACCCCTTCTAGGGGGTTCTTGTATCGAGGGGAGGGGATTCGTCCTCTCCCCTTTTTTCATCTTAACAACAAACAAAATGATACAGAGCGAAACAAACATACCCAATAATACAGATGCCGAAAGGCAACTACTATCCAGTTTTTTACTGGATGACGGAGCAGCGAATTATGATCAAGCCGCTGCAGTACTGGAGTCTGAAGACTTCTACTCGTACCCTAATCAATTGATATTCAGGGCTATGCACAAGATCGTTGAAGAAGGCGATTGCATTGACGAGATAACCCTGCAGGAACAACTCAAAAAGGACGGACTGATTGATGAAGTTGGCGGACTGATGGGGATGTTCGACCTTGTTGGTTATACTGGAATCTGCAGAACTAAATTTTGCGTAAGCACAATCAAGGAGAAATCGAATCTCCGTAAGTACATTCGTAAGTTCAAACAGAACATCGAGGACATGCAGTCCGAAACCAAGACTTCGCAGGAAGTATCGATTGAAGTGGAGAACCTTATGCTTTCGTGCGCTGACGCTTCGGCACAGGACAAGACCGTGCAGGGTTCGATAGACGAACTGAAGGAGGACTTCAACAGCATGCTGGACGGCAGTTACACTCCGTACGTCATCAAGTCTCACATCGACCACCTAGACGACAAACTGAGCGAAGGCGGTATAGGCATGGGTGAAGTTATGGTCGTAGCTGCACCTACATCATGCGGTAAGTCCCAGCTCGCTTTGAATATCGCTACGCGCTGCATGCAGAAGCAGAAGATACCTACACTTATATTTTCGCTTGAAATGCCCCAGAAGCAGGTTATCAAGCGTATTGTACACTCAGTATCAGGAATCAACCCAAGACGCATTAGAGAGCGCTTAGTGCGCCAGGAAGAGCGCATCTTGATTGACAGAAGCATAGAGGACGTTGAATCCCTACCACTTTACACAAGTCATAGCGTAAAAAGCATTGACGACTTGATTATCCAGAGCAGAACGATGAAGCGCAAGCACGGCATCGGGCTGGTAGTTATTGACTACCTGCAGTTAATACCCTGGAATTCAAACAAATCTGGCAAGACGGAGGCCATATCTGAAATTAGTCATAAGATTAAACAGATGGCAATCGAGCTTGACGTAGCAGTAATGCTCTTATCCCAAGTCAACCGCGAAGGGTCAAAGGCTGATTCACTTCAGCTTTATCATCTGCGAGATTCTGGCGACATCGAGAATGATGCCGACATTATCTTGATGATGTACCCAGAAGGGATGTCAATGGATAGAGCTTCACAAATAGATAAAAAAGGAGAATACAAAAATATGATATATAATATAGGAAAGAACCGAGAAGGTGAAAGAGACATTATCGGTAACTTTAAGTTTTACGCTCAATTCGGGAGGTTCTTCTAATGACTGAATCAATCCGAAATTGTGTAAGGTATTTCGAATCCAGAGTTGGTAACGAAATACGAAAGGCGCATCTAGCCCCAGATGAAAACGCCATAGTAATGACCGACTACGCTGAAAAGCTCGTGCAGAAGCACGACAGGAAGGTTGATGCAATTATGCTCAAAATGAAAAAAGGAAACAAAAATGCCCCTTTGGTCTTGACAGACTACGCCAACCAACTACTACTTAATAAGACTAAGAAGTCTTAGTTCATATTATTATTGTTATCGTTAAGTAAAAAAAAAGAAAGCCAAAGCGGTGACGCATGGCAGGTAGTATTCGCCTTGTTTATTCTTTTCCCCTTCGTTGTTCATAGCGAAGGGGTTTTTTCTTTTCAGGATCTCTTCAGTAGCATTGCTACATCCTTGGTGATAACACCCTTGCGCTTGTACTCTTTGAACAATCTGCGGTCTCTGTGGGCATTCAATGCTTTCAGGGCGTTAACCCTTTCGATTATAGACATGTTCATGAGTATTTTATCCTGAGGAGTGCGCCCACGCTTCTCGTCATTGATTCTGCGCTGATACTCTGATTCAAATCTAGTGGCAAGAAGTTTGTCAGTATCGGATCCTCTCTTGAGTTTTCTTATCTCTTCTCTGATTTGCTTTCTGTCCTTGCCTTCTGACATCTCGCTGAAGCGCTCTCCAACGGAAAGGCTGACCTCGGACGGGAATGGCTCAAACTCTAATCCATTAACGATTCTAAATATATCTGAACTGCGTACGTTTCCGCCCCTGAGTACTTCAATTTTTTCGTCAACGCTAAAGCCAAGTCCGTCCATTCTTTCGTACGCTTCTTCTATTCTTGCGTAAGCTTGGCTGGCTTCTTGAACTGCGCTACGATAGGATTGCTCTAGCTGTTGCTTGGTCATTTGGTCGGATCTGTATTTCAAGTCCGTAGTGTATGAACCTCTAGCTTCTGAATATCTTTTAGAGAAATCCTGAACGCGGAACTTGTACATTTCATTTGCGTCCATTTTCGTAAACCTAAGTCCTAGTTGTCTAGCTAGTACTTCTTCAACGGTGTAATCACCTTTTCCGTTAACGGCCTTATTGAACCGCTCGTACTCTCTGATTATACCAGGCTTGAATGTTTCACGACCAAAGAACCAAACCTTATCAAGCATGGCCTGCAGCCCTTC